ACAATTTTCAGAGTATGATGAGTCTGTTTTGGCGATGTCCCTAGAAGACATCTTAGAACAGGAAAATTCAGAGAGCGCCAGAGCTTGGCAAGAGATATCTTTACTCCGAGATATTGAAAAGCTTGATACTAAGCTTGATCAAGCCAAAGTTGAGCTAAAAGGGCATATTAAAGGAGATGGACCAGCCGGAATGTGTGATAAGTGTGGTCAAACAATAAAGCGGAAACTTAATAAAGAGTTTCTTGAGGAGAATGTTTCACTTTTTAATGAGGAAAAGGTTATTCTTTTGAATTCACTAGATGTGGCACAAGGGGAGAGACAGGAAATACCAATTTCATCCAAAGAGTTTTCTAAAGTACTAGCGTACAAAGAGTTGTGTAGAGACGAAACAAATTATGAATCCTTGGTAGACTCTTATAAAGAGAAAATACAAGGACGTTCACAGATTAAAGCTGAGAACAAGCTAGATTACGAGGTAATGCGGTTTTGGGAGAAGGCATTTTCACAGCAAGGCATAATTAAATTCATCATTAAAAACATCTTAGAGTATCTTAACAATAGAGTTAATTATTACATATCATTTTTAACAAATTCCAAGTATACTTTATCTTTTGATGAGGAATTAAACGAAAAAGTTATGACCAATAATAGTGTCATTCAGTATATATCCTTGTCTGGTGGTGAGAAGCGTAAAGTAAATCTGGCGGTTATGATGGCACTAAAAGATTTATTGCTTTTAACTGATAGAAACCAATCAAATGTTCTTTTCTTGGATGAGATTGCTGAAAACCTAGATGAAGAGGGGATCAACGGTCTTTACAGTCTACTTCAAGAAGTAAAGAAGGATAAGTTGATTTTTATTATAACTCACAACAAATATCTGAAAACGTTGATGCATTCGGCCCCTCGTTTGTCTATAATTAAATCTAATGGAGTATCAAAAATAACAAAATGGCGTTAGCAAATTTAAATGAATTAGGACAAGAAATATTTGAGTCTCGTTACGCTTACCCAGGTGAAACTAAATGGTCAGAAAGAGCCAGAGCTATTGCTAAAGTTATAGCTTCTGAATCTGACGAGGAGAAAGAGAAAAATGAAAAAGCCTTCTATGACGTTGTTGGGTCTGGGGATTTTATCCCAGGCGGTAGAATCATTTTTGGTGCTGGTAGGAACCGTGGGAATCATAACCTCCTTAATTGTTATGTTATTATTCCAGAGGATTCGGTGGATTCTATCGGTAAGACAGTACAGGACATGTATAGAATATCTTGTGCTGGGGGCGGTGTGGGTTTTAATGTTTCAAAAATTAGACCCAAAGGCGATCATATTGGCAGCGTCCTTAATTCTGCCCCTGGGTCTGTATCTGTACTTAAGATGATAAATGAGGTTGGAGAACACGTTAGAGCAGGGAAGAATAGAAGAACTGCCCTTATGGGCATACTTAACGTCACCCACCCTGATCTCCTGGAGTTTCTTTCAGTTAAACTTGATCAAGGGGAACTCAATAACTTCAACATTTCAGTAGCTATTACGGAGAGGTTTCTTGAAGCTATTGAATTAGATGAAGACTGGTACTTCACATTTAATAACAAAGAGTATCACTCCTACCATATGGTTCGTAATGGGGAGCATGATATGAATGTTATTGCTCAGGACGAAGAAGATGCCGTCGCCCGTGCTGAGAATTTTTATAAGGAAAATTGGGAAGATTCATTTACTTGTCTAGGTCGTAAAGACATTAAGGCTAAAGAGTTATGGAATATCATATGGAAAAACTCTGTAGAATCTGGAGATCCAGGCATCTATAACATAGATTTCGCTAATAGATATACTAATGTATCGTATTTTGAAAGCTTGGATTCAACGAATCCTTGCGGTGAAATTTCCCTCCCATCCTATGGAAATTGCTGCCTTGGTAATATTAATCTGTCTAACATGGTCCTCGATTGTGGCTCTGATGTTGATTGGAAAAGGCTGGCTAGGACAGTACGCACAGGTGTTCGGTTTTTAGATAACGTCCTTACCGTAAATAAGTTTCCTACCGACACCTGCAAGAAGGTAGGAGAAAGATCCAGGAGGATTGGGCTGGGCGTAACTGGTCTACACTATATGCTTATTAAACTGGGAATTAAGTATGGGAGTGAGAAGTGTCTTGAGTTTTTAGACCGACTCTTCACTACCATACGGGATGAGTCGTACAAGCAGTCGATCTATCTCGCAAGGGATAAGAAGCCCTTCCCTGAGTTCGACTACAAAAAATATTTAAATGAAGAATTTGCAAAGACGCTCCCCGCACGAATTAGAATGCTTATCAAAAGATACGGTATCAGAAATGCTGTGTTACTCACTATACCCCCTTGTGGGACTATTAGTATGTTACACGGTGTCAGTAGCGGCATTGAGCCAATATTCGCAGCTATGTACAACAGAAGATACCGCCATGCCAGTATCTGGAAGGAGCAATTAGTTGTTGACCCCTTATTCGAAGAGTGGTATAAAGAAGGAAGACCGTTGGGGAATTTCGTCGGAGCTTATGATGTGGCCCCCGAGGATCATATTAGGGTCCAAGCTACAATCCAAAAGTACATGGATTCCTGTATCTCCAAAACCATTAACCTTCCTGCTACTTCAACGCCTGAAGATTTCTCTCAAGAAGCGTTGGACTATGCTCCGTACCTCAAAGGTCTTACTGTTTATCGTTCTGGCTCTAAGGGAAACGAGCCTTTAGAAGCAATTCCGTTAAATGCCACTAATATAGATAAATATATGGAAGGAGACAAGGAATCAGCTATAGCAGTAGGAGAAGCCTGTGCTTTAGCAGGAGGGGATTGTGGATCATGAAAGACAGAGACAAAATACCTTTTGGGCAGGGAATCCCTGGCGTTACTCCAATTCCAAAAACTGAGCCCCCGTGGAACGAAGAGGAGGAAGAGTAGGATGCCTAAAGGGAACCAATTTAGTTCTGGCCCCCCTCGCCCCCCTATAAAAAGAAGAGATGAAGTAACAGCTAATCTAATCTTTTTGTGTCTTGCCTATGTGGTACTAGGGGGAGCAGCAATGGTAATTCTTATAAACTGGATATCGTCATGACATTTGTAATTCAAGAAGCCTGTGTTGGAGTAAAGGATACCGCTTGTGTAGAAGTGTGCCCCGTGGATTGCATTTATGAAGCGGAGCCTAAAGAAGAAACCTCTAACCTACCTATGTTCATTCACCCAGAGGAGTGCATTGATTGTAATGTCTGTGAGCCTGAGTGTCCTGTAGATGCAATTAGAGTTGAGGAAGAGGCAGAAGATAGGTGGATACAATTAAACGCCTTGTTGGCAGAAGAACATGATGAGTTATAGCAGCAAAGTATTAGAACATTATGATAACCCTAGAAATGTAGGGTCTTTAGATAAAAAGGATAGGTCAGTAGGTACTGGAGTGGTAGGAGCCCCTGAGTGTGGGGATGTAATGAAACTCCAGATCAGAGTAGAAGGAGATAGGATTGTAGATGCTAAATTTAAAACTTTTGGGTGTGGTTCGGCTATTGCGTCGAGTAGTCTTGCTACTGAATGGATTAAGGGTAAGACTTTGGACCAAGCTGGGCGTATAACTAATTCAGATATAGTGGGGGAGCTTAGTCTACCTCCTGTTAAGATTCATTGCAGCGTTCTAGCAGAGGACGCTATTAAGAGTGCAATTAAGGACTACCTATCAAAATGATTATGTTAAGTGAAAAAGCAGCCAAGGAAGTAGGCAGGATCATAGAGGACCAAGATCTAGGAGAGGTATTTCTTAGAATCGGAGTTAAGGGTGGAGGATGTTCTGGGTTTTCATATACTCTAGGGTTTGATGATAATAAGAGTGAGATAGATCAAGTATCCGTTTCCGAAATACTAGATGAGGACTTGGAAATAGTATGTGATCCTAAAAGTTTCCTGTATCTCAATAATACCATCATTGATTTTGATGATAACTTGATGGGGCGTGGGTTTACTTTCGTTAACCCTAACGCCAAGAAAAGTTGTGGATGTGGGGAGTCGTTCTCAGCATGACATACTATGATTGGATTTGTAACGACTGTGAGGTTACTTGGGAGGAAGAGCATCCTTTAGGGAAAGCTCCCAAACAAACGGAATGCCCTGAGTGCGGTGAGTTAAGGAATAGAAACTGGGGGTCCGTCACTACATTTAAGATGATCGGGGATTGTCATGGAAATCGAGCAAGAGCTTACAAGTATTATACAAAAGGTTTAGATAAAGATTCCGCTGAAGAGTTTTATGATGAAGCCATAAAATATCATAAGGAGAACGATAAAACGGGGTGGCGGCATTACGCTAAGTACACTCCTAATATTGATAAGATGCGTGAAGAGGGTACTGTGCGTAGGCGAAGCCTGAAAGAGGAAACTGATTCAAGAGAAAGGGCGAAGAAAATGACCGAGGCAGTCTATAATAATACTAACACAGATATAGCCGAGTCCCTGAACCGAAAGCCCCAATAATGAAATACGATTTTAGTGACGATATCCAAAGAGGTATCCTCTATCTCTCTAAGTACAGCAGAGAGTTTTATCTTCAGATTTCTTCTCTAGTAAAACCTGAATACTTTGAATACCCCATACATTCTAATTTCTTTATTGCCATTAGGAAGTACTATGATGATTATCATGATATTCCAAAAGACCTTCATTTACTAGAGTGTATTAAAGAATACAAAGGATCCAAGGAGGATCTCTCCGACTATGATGATGAGATTCACAGGATTAATAGTATGGATACTTCCTGTGTGGGGCATACGGAATTCTTTTTAGATCTTATTGAGAAGTTTGCTCAACGGGCAGCGATGAAGGACGCGATCACTAGTAGTATTGGACTCCTTAAAGATGATCGAATGGGAGAGATTGAGGTTCTTGTTAGAGATGCCTTGTCTATCAATAGAAACGTTGATCTCGGCCAAGCATATTTCGCTGGTGTTCTGGAACGCTTTGAACGTAGCTTGAAAGAGAACTCAGGTAATAGGTTCTCCCTAGTGTTTGATACACTTACCAAAGAGTTAGACGGAGGACTCAGCCCTAAAGAGCTTGCTATGGTTGTGGCTCCTCCTGGAGTGGGAAAAAGCTTATTCCTCGTTAACCAAGGAGTCCAAGCTCTTATGCAGAATAAAAAGGTTCTATACATTAGCTTGGAGATGAGCGAGGATAAGATTGCCGCTAGATTCGATTCTGTGATGACTCTTATTAGTCAGAAGAAGCTAAAGGATAGTTTGGGGTTATTGCAGAAGAGGTTAGGTATATTTAATGATAAGTTTCCTGAAGGTCGGTTGGTAATCAAAGAGTTTCCTACGGGACTAGCTAATATTAATGATATTAGATCTCTTTTGGTTCAGTTACATAATTATGAGGATTTCATTCCTGATATTATTCTGGTTGATTACTTGGAGCTTCTTCGTCCTGCCAGAGAAACTCTTGCAGAGTATCAGGCACAGCAACGCATCTCGGAAGAGCTTAGAGGATTAGCCGTGGAATCTAATGTGCTGGTATGGACGGCAACTCAAACTAATCGACAAGGAAGATCAGTTAAGTTAATTACAGATTCAGAACTTGCGGACGCATATGGTAAGATTAGAACTTGTGATTTTGCAATCTCTCTCAACCAAACTGAGGAAGAGTTTGATGACGAGCAGATGAGATGTTATGTGATGAAATCTAGAAATGGAAAGCAGCGATTTGTTGTCCCTGTTTCTGTGGATTATAATACACTTACAATGAGGGAGTTAGATCCCTATGAGACAGACGAAAACTAACTAAAAAAGGAGCTACTGAATTACTATGCCTAAATTAGATATTAATGAGGTTGTTGACAACTTGGATATGGAGACATACAATGAGATATGTCAAAACATTACACAGATAGATAGGAGTAACATGGATGTAGAACTTTCGCGCCATGCCAGCCACTATTCTTATTACTCTGCTATGCAGGACTTGTGCA